GCGAATCTGTGGCGTCACCCCACAACATCACCGTGACAGCAACAATCTCTGCAATAATCGACTGTGCTTTATACCCCTTAGCTTTCAGCCTCTTAGTTTCATCACTGTCTAAAACGCCATCTGACGTAAATTCGTTATGAGCACGACCAAAATCACCCAGCGCCATAAGCAGATCGTTAAACTTGATAAGTAGCTCTTCGTTACCAATGTCATTCACTTCCGGCAGTTTCACGAACACCCCACCAGCACGCTTACACATGGCTTCGGTAATATCGGAACGGCCTGAAATTGATTCCATTTCTACCGCCATACCAAATGGTACTACCTGCCCACCTAACTGGCGCACCCGGTTACGAAGCGCATTCTCAGTACCGGACAAAGGGCATAACTGTTTAGCCATCGCGTCATACTTGCCCGGCGTCTGAGTTATCAGTTGGTGTATCGCGTCGCTAATATCTGGCTGAGTTGGAAAGTCTTTGTTATCCACAATGTTTCTTCCTATCTGGTGGTTTAACTTAGGCGGAGGGTGCCGTAGTCTTTTTGTAAAGTGCTGGGTTGTATTTCAAAGCGCCATGCGTGCCATGATCTGCTTCAATTGCCCTCCCTTTTGGGATTAAGCGACCTTTTCTCTTTCCCCACATAGAAATGGCCTCGGGTGTTACGCCATAAAAATCAGCGGCTTTTTTGTTTGAACCAAAAAAATCAGTTAACTCATCAACGGTCATAAGACCTCCTTTTTTATAAGTTAACTTAGATATTAATGGATAATTTTATTTACATCAATAAAAACTAAAATAAGTTAGTTGTATCAACCAAAGGGAAATACCGTGGAGACGCTTGGGCAGCGCATTAAGAAATTAAGAAAAGAACAAAATTACACCCAAGTAGTGCTCGGCAAGGCTATTGGTGTCTCCGGTGTAACCGTCGGTTATTGGGAGAAAGACTTAAATCAACCTGGGGGAATGGCTTTAAGTAAATTGGCCAGGGCTCTTCGTACAACAGAAAACTACTTACTATATGGTCAAACGGCGGGGGCAGTTGCGCCAACACAAAATGCTATGCAATTCATACCTTTACTCTCGTGGGAAGAAGTAAAAGCTTTTACCACAAGTGGAGCAAATGAAATGCCAGCTAGCGCAAAGAAAACTACCACGTTCCTCAATGTATCCCCGCTATCATTCGGTTTCATCATTGACGATGACACGATGGTTAACCCGCATGGAAACCCTAGTATCCCACGAGGGTCGACAGTGGTGGTTGACCCTTTAGTAGAGCCAGAAAACGGGAAAATCGTTGTTGCTGTTATATCTGATAACTCAGGTTCAAAACCTAAAAATGTGATGACAGTTAAAAAATTAGTTATCGATGGCCCGAATCGCTACTTAACCCCTCTTAATTCAAGGTATGACAGTATCGCGATCACTGAATCCTGCGAAATCATTGGTGTCGTAAAAGGCGTTCAGTTCGAATTGTAAAAACCCCTCCTCACATCTAAGTGACTCTCACGGGTTGCTTTATTAAATCAAAACTAAGTTTATTTATATTTTAAGCTTGCCTTTCAAAATAAGTTATTTTATATTTATCTCATCAACAGCGGACAGGCAGGACGCCCACGTAGTAGCTGCCGGTGGCATAGAAACACCGGATGATTCGCTTAGCAGGGTTAACAGTGTGGAGTAACAGGCATGAAAGGTTACAGATACCAAGGCGACACCACAGGAATAACAATCGGCAAAATGCGCGTCTTGATGTGCCTCGAAGGTGAAGAACAAGCAGTGCGGGAAGCCGCGGTTAAGTTCGACAAAATCTTCTCACCCGCTGGTTACGAACAAAGTGATAAGCCCGGTGAATTGACCATCTTCTATGTGCCGTTCGTGAAGTATGAAGCTGAATTTATCAAAATGGCCCAAGCAGTCGAAGAAGCAAACGGGCATTAATTTGATTTGAAACGGGCCGCTCCGGTACTAACCGGTGTGTTTTGAGGAAGGCGAACGGCAAGTAACCCCTCCTGTCACGGCAGTAAACGCGGTTGAGCCTCGTATCCCGCGCAAAGAATGCCCCGTGAGGCTTAAAAGGCCGACTGATCCACGTTACGGATCACACAACAGGTAAGAGCATTGACGAGCAAGGCATTGAGTCCGGTTCAATTCCAGACGCCAGATATATTTTTATTATCTGGTGATGGGCAAGGAAATGGTCTGTTCGATTCAGACACCGGCAATGCTCTTACCGTTGTGGCGAAAGCCCTACCAACTTGACGGCGATTTTCTCAGTTTGCGCGCTAAAGCATAGCGGGGGTGAAACTGGGACGGAGAAGCAGAATCCGTGATGTCAGGACTTAAGACTTCTGGCCGGACCAACAAGCCGAGTGGCGACGTTATTGCCCTTTGCATTCACCCCAGCGAGGTAGCGCTGCCGGACTGGGGGGGTGAATCGTACACAATCGCATGAGCATTACACCGGATATATGGACAGCAGCTGTGTTACCACCGCTGGCGGCAAGGTAGTTAGGTCGCAGAGCCTGCGTAACGGCCCACGCGTCGTAAGGTGGTCAAATGTAGTGCTCAGCCGATTGTGGTTTGCCAAAGAGCTAGCCTGTGCAATTGCAGCAGCCGGAGATAAGCGCCGGAAATCACATCCTTGTTCCATTGCTGTGTCTTTAGCGGCTGCGCCAGTTCTCAATCAACCAACACCAGGGGGAGCGAGGATAATGTTCTGACAGGCCAGCCGCTCTTTTTACACACAGAGAAGTGCTCCGGGCGGGTTATCCCTTTAAACCCGTACAGTATAAAGCCCCCGGATCGGAGTACTTCTCTGTGTGTGGAGAAAATATGCGGCGCATGCCGCTTCATTGTGAGGTCTCAAAATGAATGAGCGTCAAACTAATGTAGCAAACTTTATTAGCGATCTAGATGGCGGTGTATTTGAACAAAAATACGGCGCTATTTTAAGTGATGTCGCCCTTGGTGTTAATAACACCAATAAAAAGGGAAAGGTAATCATCGAAATTGAATTTTCCGCTCTCGATGAAAACCGTGTCACCCTTTCTCATAAACTGAAATTCACCGCCCCTACAATGCGTGGTAATCGCTCAGAAGAAGATACGACGACTACACCGATGTATGTAAATAAAGGTGGGCGACTTTCTTTATTCAAAGAAGACCAAGGTCAGTTATTCACAGCTAAAGGTGAAACAGACGGTAAATTAAAAACCGTTAATTAATCACTCACTCTTCCCGAAACCTATTTTTATATTCCAATGGAGTTAATATGTCTCAATTAGATGGTTCAGCAATCACGCAAATTAAAGATTTAACGTTATCCGCTTCATTTATTAAAGGCTTAGAGTCAACTCACTGTCCGGTATCTGTTTTACCAGAAAATGTAAGCGTAGAAAGTCTGGAACGTTTCTATGAAAACCGCTACCGTTTTCGCGGCAAAATGGAAACTACCAGTATCGACGATTTTGTAAAATATTCTTCTGAATATGCTGGCCCCGGCGTTCGCTGCTTCATTGATGCAGATAGCATGCAAGCAGTAAGTATTTTCAACCTTGGCACCCTTGTTTCACCTGGTCATGCTGACAACACCGGCGTTATCGTTTTAAAGAAAACCGCCCCATTCACTGGGTTGTTAAACATCAATGAGCGTAAGCAGAGCCAAAAAGAACTTGCCGAATGGTTAGAAGATAATCGTGAATTCCTGACTGCCTTTGACGCAGACGGGGAAGTAATGAACGCAGTGCAGGCAGTAAATGGCGTTCGACGCATTACTATTGAATCGCTCTCTTCTTCTGATCATGAAGAGAATGATTTCAGCGGCAAGCGCTCACTAATGGAAAGCGTAGAGGCTAAGAGCAAAGACGTTATGCCAGCAGCCTTTGAATTTAAATGCGTACCATATGAAGGCTTGGGTGAGCGCCGCTTCAAATTGCGTTACAGCATTATTACCAGCGACAAACCGATATTAGTATTGCGGATCGTACAGTTGGAAGCTGTAGAAGAACAAATTGCAGCGGAATTCCGTGATCTGCTTACTGATAAATTTAAAGATGTCGAAGTTGAAACGTTTATCGGTAAATTTAAAGCGTAATTAATTAAACCTCAATTAAAGAGTATTACTTCAAATATCCCAGCAATGGGGTATTTGGCGGGGTATTACCTAAAAACCGTGTGGAGTATATTTATGACTTGTATTACTACTTATTCAGGGCTGACGTTCGATTATTTGAAACCAGTCGCCAGCAGTATTTGCGATAAAGATATTATTCAGGGCTTATCCAATGACTGCCGTTTCGCTGGACAATTACCCGTATTCTATTCTGTGGCCCAACACTGCTGGTTAATGAGCCAGATTGTGCCTGAAGAGTTCGCTCTTGAAGCTCTGCTGCATGATGCAAGCGAAGCGTATTGCAGAGATATCCCCTCCCCCCTTAAACGTCTGCTGCCCGATTACAAAGTTATTGAGCATAGGATTGATACGGCGATTCGTGAAAAATTTGGGCTTCCCGCCGAAAAGTCCTCGGTCGTTCATTACTGCGATCTGATTATGCTGGCAACCGAACGCCAAGAACTGGATATCGATGACGGTAAGGAATGGCCGATGCTTGAGGGTATCCCCCAGGCTGACATTGCAATAGTACCAATGACGCCCAGCCAGATCCGTGTCGTATTCGCGGCACGACTTAATGAGCTGACTGCGGCTACTCAATCATGATGTACGGCCTGTTTTTACTCGTCTGCTACACATTCCAGCCGTGCCAGTACGAGCCGCAAGGCTACGTATACCCGGATGATAAAAACTGTATAGCAGACATTCAGCAGCAAGGTCTACCACCTGAATATGAATGCCTTCCGGTGGAAGGCGTTCTCTATGCGAGGAAACAGTGATGATCAAGACAATTACAGCAGTACCGGTTGAGCGTGATAACTGTGGGTTCTGGACTCACCCTGATTTTTTTGTACCTGCAAACGGGAATGAATTTGGGGTCGAAGGTGAATTTGATGCGTGGAAAGCATTAAACCGTGTCGTTGGTAAGTTGGAATGGATGGAATGTGAAGAAAACGCCGAAGAATTGCAGGCGGCATACGACGCTGGCGATTGTGATCTCAGCATGTGGCAACCCACTCCACCAGCAGGTGATGGTTGGTTTATGGCTTCAATTCATGACACAGAAGATGGCCCTGTCTGTTACTGGTTACGCCCTATCGAATGCGATCCTGAAGCGTTAGCTGCCCACCGAGACCGCTGCCACCTTGATGCATTAAAAATAGAACTTATCAATAAGCATCAAATTGCAGTTACGGCAGCGCATGAATATTTTGCAGCCTGTGATTTGGGTGAGGAAAGAATTATTGCAGCGGAAATATTTCAACGCCTGCGTACTGCTACCAGACGATAAGGGGAAAATTATGAACACAATTGAAATGCATGGTCTTATCACTGGCAAATGTGTAGCAGGTGATATGAAAGTTAACGAAAGCGTTGCTGAGTACCTGGTTCGCAAAATCGCCAATATTGAAGATCAGCGCAATGCCGCACTGAACACCTGCACTCTGATTGGCGAGGCTTTGGGTATTAAAGGCGCTGTTGCGGGTGACACCATTGCCAAAGTGCATCAGTTGGTTGGCGAGAATGCGGTGCTTACTGATAAAGCCGCCAGTGAGTTATCTAACGCTTGGTTGCTACATAAATATTGGGTTGGTATCCAAGCAGCTCTAATGCATATGCACGTTGGTCGTATCAATGAAGCTACCGAGTGGCTTATTGGAACGGTTTCCGGTCCAGGCATTGAAGCGCCAAACCTGAAGTTAACTGATGAAATTGAAGATTGGGCCGAAATCCAACAGAAAGATACCATCTCTCACGCCCAGGCATTAGAAATAATAAAAGCTGAAATGAGTGCCTCCACTCAGGCGATTAGCGAGATAAAGACGCAAAGCAGAATTGAGTCCACTTACTTTACAGCTAATCGTCTATTGGCTGCGTTTGAGCATGGCTTCATTGATAAACCAGAGAAAGAAGTAGCAGACATGGCCCTTATGATTCTGGAATCGGCTAAATACATGCCAAGTGCTCAACCAGAAGAGTTTACCAAGACCTACAGCGATCAAGTTCTCGCTAGTATCGCCGCCAGCCTGCGCGAAGGTAGGAAGGGATGAGCAACTCACCTAAATACCTGCATGCACCCGAAATCACTGACGAAGTTATTGCTGAAGCATTCGAAGGTACCAATTTCGGGCGCACAGACTTTCGTCACTTCCTCGGCCATAGCGTGCTGAAACGCGCTTGTGACTGGCACTGCGGCTACACCATCACAGTCATAATGGTGAATCTTAAGTTAATAACCCCAAAAACTCTGAAGGTGACAAAGCTCGGAAAAATGTTCATTACCGACTGTTACTACGACGCTGGCAAGGCTGTTAAGCATAGCGAAATGGCGGTGCTGCAATGAATAACATCGAAAAAATCATTAGGCGTCTCAAGACTAGGGTGGCATTAGCTGAATTGATCGGCCCCGACGAAATGATAGTCTCAGCTTCTGATTTGAGTGCACTGATAGCCCAACTGGAAGGGGCGAACGAAAAGTTGAGTAAGCCTGTTGTGCTGCCAGTCGGTTACGCAGTTCGTGCTGGGCATCCGATTAACGAAGGTGAGCGAAATGTCATGATACCTAAAGAGGGCGGTAACTGGCTTTCCCGCTTCGATGTTGAACATGCAATTCGCGTAGCCGGTTTCACGGTCAAGGAGGATGCCACCCCCATCGTTATCGTCCCTGCACCCGCTGGAGTGATAATGCGCCCTCAGTCTGAGAATCCGCTAGAACGCTGCGCCGCTGGACGTGATGGCGAGTGTCACCATAAGGACTGTCCTCAACTGAGAGACAGTGAGCCAATGGCTACAGGACGTCATTGTCCTATCGATAACTGGGATGATGAGTGATGCAGAAATTCAAATGCCGTCGCTGCCGGAAAACTCACGCTAAAGATGAGTTAGTAGGGAAGCGAAATAAAAGCGGCTGGACTGATAATTGCTGCCCCAACTGTGGCTGCAAAACATTCACGTTGGTAGAGGGGAATGCAGATGCTGAGTGAAGAATTGGAATTTACCCGCCAGCCTGACGGTGGTCTTGCAGACCAGATTGAGGTACTCGAAGCATTCGCAGATGGTGATGCCGACAACACCGAGTTACTTATGCTTCTCATTGAGCTGCGTTCACTGCGTGAGCAACTTGCAGAGTTGAAAGCATTGCCGCCTATAGGCCAAGTCATTAGCTGTAACGGCAATAAAACCCTCGGTTGGATTAATGACGCGCCAGAGGGAACCTTGTTATTCACAGCAGCCAAGCCAGCAGAAATACCACGGCATATTTTCTCAATGCTGGTAAATGAATTGCGCGATGTACCAGCGATAGGCTGTAAGCGGGAGTTAATTGTTGGCGTGCTAAATCGTCATGGCGTTATCGCTGAGCCAGTGCAGCTTGATCCACCAGCAACAGAATGATTTTAGTCACGGCCCGTGTGCGGCGGGCCTTTAAATAAACAGTGTGGAGGTTCGTATGATTAGTCTCGATTGCATCCCCATCAGTGCGTATTGCATTTCCACCGGGGAGACGGTTGATGCCATCAATAAGCGGGTTCAGCGTGGAGTATGGCGTGAGGGCAAGCAGGTTTTAAAAGTTGATGGTGTTAAAGAACGTTGGATTGATCTTACGGAGGTTTCAAAGTGGGCGAGAGGGGATCGGCAAAGCTCCCAAGGGGCATAACTGTTCGCAGCCATAAAGCTGGGCAGACAATCAATATCACCTTCACATATAAAGGGGTTAAATGCCGTGAACCCCTTTCTAACATTGAAGTGACACCCAAAAATATCAAGTATGCTGAAAGGCTATTGGGTGAGATCCACAATAGAATAGAACGAGGCACCTTTAATTATGCTGATCAATTTCCTCGGTCAGTGCGATTGAAGGTATTCGGTAATAACCAAAGTTCGAAGCGCATCAAAAAATATCTGGATGAATACATTTCAATTTGTGAAAGCCGTAAATTATCACCAGGTACTATCGCCGGCTATAAAAAGTGCATGAGCGCCCTATCCAATTTACATGAAGTTAATGTCTCAGACCTTACGCCCGCGATGGTTAAAAATTGGATACAAGGCCAGAAGGTAGCGCTGAAAACTATCCGCAATAGATTGTCGTTCTTAGGCTCCGCGATAGATGAAGCAGTTACTGATGGCTTGCTGTCTGCTAACCCTGTTTCTCTTGTGTCGGCATCCCGGTACCAAGGTGAAGATGTCCGATCAGAAAGTGAATATGTGGTTGATCCGCTTTCACCTGATGAAGCGAAAGCCATTCTATCCACGGCGATGAATGCTCAATGGGAAAACCTTTTTAGATTTGCTTTGCATACTGGAATGAGAAGTTCAGAACTCTGCGCGATACGGTGGCAAGATCTCGATCTCGTCGGCAATACAGCCCATGTAATAACGGCCAGTGTTGAAGGGGTAATTAAGGGAACGAAGACTAAGGCGGGGCGAAGAAAAATAGAATTAGATTCTGATGCATTATTAGCTGTCAAAAATCAAAAACCATTTACATTTATGCTCAACAAGTATGTTTTCCATGATCCGAAAACGAATGAGGCTTGGGCCGGTGCTGATGCGATCAGAAAAAAAGCATGGATACCAACTTTAAAAAGGGCTGGCGTCCGGTACCGGAATCCCTATCAGACCAGACATACATTTGCCACGATGCATATTAGCCAGGGCGCGAATTTATTCTGGTTAGCAGGACAAATGGGCCACAAGGGGCCGGAGATGCTTTTCAGGCATTATGGTTCGTTCCTGAAGGAATACAGTGGGATGACTGAGGAAGTACACCAAAGGAGCCGCACAGGATACGCGCCAGAAAAATAA